CAAGGGTGAATATGGTAGAAATAATAACGGATCTATTGACTATGAAACAATGAATTATAATGAGTTAGTAAAAAAGTTAATTGTAAAAGAGGTTCATATTGGCCAGAGTCCTTGTATTCCTGCTGCTGATGCGTGTGGCGCTTTTGGCAAAGGTAATTCTATCCTCCTTCATATATTAGGAAATAAATACATATATATCGGACACGAGATATATGAATTCACTATGGATGACTCATTTGAAGCCTATTATTCTATGATAGGAAATAATGATGTACCCTATCCAGTTCTCCTCGGTTCCAAAAACGTTTATTTTATGCTGGATCACTCATATCTTCCAAGAGATGTATTCAAAGTTAAAATGACCTCTAATATGTGGGCAGATGCATATTCTTTTTTCTTTGGATTCAAAAGTCTTGAAACAGGTGAAGAAATCAAGTGTGATCAGAAAGCAACTAAGGAACGTATGAAATGTATAAAAGCACGTGGGGAGGCAATTAAAAATATTACATCCGTACACGAGAAAAAAATGAAAGGCTATAAACTAATACGAGCTCGGTAATAATTTATAATCCAGCAAAAAATTCCCTGAGCCCTTCGTCTACAATAAAATCTTTTAACTTTAAAGATGTCTTTTTGAATAAGGGATTTTCTTTATAACGTAACTGCGTCTTATCAAAGGTATTATCTGTATGGCTCATAACTAACATTACTTTCATAGGATCTAGTTGAATTAATGTATTTTTATAGTTCTCTAAGAAAGACTTTTCTTCAGCAAATGCAACTGTCTCATCATACCGACGGCTCATTGCATATCGTTTTCTCCAGGCCATTGTGCCATTTGTTGCGTGGTTTTTAAAATAGGGGCCAATTTCATAGACTTCCTTAGTATCCGTGAAATACATGAAGATTTTGCTGGATCCTGCAAGATCTACTGTAGGGTTTTTTTGTAATGCATTAACTGCAGCAGAAATGCGTTCTGGAAAATAAAAATCGTCATCATCCATTGCTACTATGATATCCCCCTGAGCCTCTTCATTTAACTTGTTACGTTTTTCACCGAGGGTCAGTTTATCCTCGTTGAAAATATATTTAGTTTTTGGTAAATCAGCTCTTGCTGCATCAATAAGATCCCCAATTGGCTCTTGACCATCATCATAAATGATCCATTCAATACAATCCCTAGGATACGTTTGTTGCTGTACCATTTTAATTAAAAAAGGAATGAAACGTCGACGATTATAGGTCGGCGTTACAATACTTACAAGAGGTAACATTCTATATATATTTATATATACGTGTTTAGACTTTAGTTCCTAAATTTGGTAAGGGTGCAGGAGTAACGGGTGCAGCCGCTGTAGCAGTTACGGGTGCTGCAGCAGCAGCTGCTACAGGTGCAGGAGACTTTGGTGATGATTTTAGATTAACTACTGTAGCAGCTACTGTAGTTGCAAGTCCAACACTCTTTGAAAATCCATCACTATAAAGATGTATAATTTCCTGATGTGCTATTTTACTATTATTATCTTCAACATATGAAAAAGGGCCAAAGAAAATTTCTTCAGTCCATCCATTTGGAACATATTTCCAAATTGGAAGAGGTGCATAATCAGGAATTGTTTTATTCAAACCATATATATCATATAATGATTTAGGAATTACTATAAAGAAAAATAAAGCCCCATAAATAAAACTTACTATTCTCATTGGTACACCATAACCTATTGCCTTATTCGCTTCTAGTTTTCCACCATATAATGCAAGACAAATTATAATTAATGATGCAAATATTGATAATATATTTGATAAAAGTTTATTTATAAAAACTTGAGGAGAGCTAAATTTACTTCTTAATGCTAAAGCCTCAGCTTCAGCTTTAGCTTCTGCATTTTTAATTTCTTTTTCAGTCTTATTTTTTTCTGCAGCAGCTTTAGCTTCAGCTACTTTCTTATCCTGAGCCTTCTGTATTGCAAGTTGTTTTGCGTGATTTTCTGCTTGAGGATCTTTTAAATATTCATATATTTGATATTGAATTTTATTAACTGCTAGGGTCAATGTATTCCCCATCTACTACTTACTAAAAATCTATACAATTTAATTCTATCGCATTAAACTAGGAAATGGACTATTCCATTGTTATACCATCTTATAAAAGACCTGAAGGCTGTCGTGATAAGACTCTTGCCGTACTACATCATTATAAGATACCTAAGGATCAAATTTTTGTTGTAGTTGCCAATAAAGAACAACAAGCTACATATGAGGCAGTCTTAGATCCTAAGACTTACGGTAAAATCTTGGTAGGTGTACCTGGTTTAGCACAAGTGAGAAATTGGATTTTTGACCATTTTCCTAAGGGTACACCATTAGTATGTTGTGATGATGATATACGGTCCTTTATTGAGTATGATGCTTCAGTAAAAAGACATGAACGACCACTCCGGAGTCTCAAAGAAATTATTAAACGGGGATTCTCAGAATGCAAAAAGTCTGACAGCAGATTCTGGGGTGTCTATCCAAGTGCAAATGGATTCTTTATGAAACCAACTGTCAGTACAGATCTCAAATTCATAATTGGGAGCTTCTGGGGATGTTTTAATCCTGGATCTGAAGTGCATTTGGATCGTAGTGAAAAAGAGGACTATGAACGGACTATAAAGTTCTTTATTAAAGATGGTTCAGTTGTACGTTTAAATTTCGTATCTCCTAAGACTGCGTATTACAAGGAGCCTGGTGGGATGCAAACTCGGAACCGTCTTAAACATCAGCATGTCGCAGTCAAAGCCCTTTTAAAAAAATATCCCCAATTTGTTAAATCAAATCCAACACGAAAGTCTGGTTTTCCAGAGATTCGTCTTGGTGATAAACGTATTACGAAAAAGAAACGGGATTAACTCTGGCGTCTAGAGTTGTACCATCACGGAATTTGAGTTTTTTCATGTTCATTGAGCCTTTATACTTGCTCAGAGTTCCATCAGGATTTTTATGTCTTGGATCTAAGTTCCACGCATATTTAGCAAGGTCTGGAAGAGTTTTTATTTGTATATCGGCATTATCATTAGGAATCATAATCATCTGTGTTCCTTTCTTATGAGTAGTAAGGTGAATTTCAGGCGTGTTATTGTTTGGATAATAAGTCAACTGTTCACCAGAAGTCAACATATTATTTAAATCAACTTTTGAAGGAACTGGCATTCTTGTTCTGTACTAATTTAACCCTAATTACCTAATTCAATTTTTTACCTACTTTAAGTTGCATACTTCATTCCACCCATACCACTTTCTATCACAAAGAAGTTCAAACTCTCCACATAGATTATGTGATTATAGAGATACATAGTCCCTGTATTTAATGGCCAGACATCAACATCTACCTGAAATTTATTCACACGACTTGTATTTAATGACCCACTTGGTCGTATCCAATTAGATGTGTCTAAAGCAAAACTATAAATCCCCAATCCTGCTGGAAATACGCCTGTAGCGTATCTCCAAGAGGAAAGCTGATTAAAATACTGGAATGGCTTTATTTCCTGGATTTCATTACCATCACACAAGACCCGCATCTGCCTAATGATATCTTGCTGTATCCCTACACCATTTAAACCAGATGATCCCAGTTGTGATGGTATAGGTGTCGCCGTTGGAATAAAGGGTGCATTTGGATATAGCCACCAATTTGTATAATTTGTCCACTGATTTAAATACTGTGTTGAATCACTGCGTCTTGGCAATATAATAAGTCGTGGAACAGGATTGTGTGTGAATAACTCAAATAATTGCCTAGAATTTACTCCAGGAAAACTATATTGAGTAACTTGTCTCACAATGTAGTTTAGCGGCTTTGTTGCAAATGTTATACGCTCATCATCAGTTAAGAAAACTTGGGTAGCCTGTAGCCTCGGATTCAAAGGCCAGGTATTCAATGTAGGCACTGTATAACCCGCATCAGTCAAGTACTGGCGGATGTAGACGCCATCTTCGGTATTTGTAGTGTAAGATATATTACCAGACTCAATATTGGCTATGGTAGAGGCAACCTTAACTTCAGGGCGTACTCTGTATCCAGCCGGATCTAGAATTGTATAAAGATCTTGAATAGGTCTGAGCGTGAGTTGCACACTGCATTCGTGATACTGCAAAGCAATAAGAGGTAGAGCTAGATTTGGATTCTTTGTAAACCAAAATGATAATGGTATAGTTATATCACGTCCAGGGATAGACGGAAAGTTGTTTTGTGGACCAGTCACACTAGGATCAGGATAAACATGGGGATAAAGCCCATTGGTACGTTTAGTACCACTACCAACAATGCCAGCATATGAACCATTTGCCGGGTTATATATTTCTGGTACATCGCCAATCAAAGCTTGCCACTTATTAAATTCAGTCTCATCCTGATCAGTTTGTGCCGTAGCAATGATATAGTCACTATCAAACTGCTGTACCTGTGTTCCACCGACTAAAAATACTGCATTCTGAATAATCTGAGCGCCAATATATCTGACCCACTGAAACTCAAACTGTGACCGACCTGCAATAGTTGTGTACTTACTGTAAATATCAGGAAGTGAGAAAGTGAAATAGAGATCTGTCAAAAGATCACCTATACGCTGTATTTTTGCAGTTAATTGAATAGGCTGATTGAAAAATAATTCCTGAGGACCATCCATAGGAATTGTCACTGATTCAAAGGCAAAATGACTGTATTTTTTCATCACAGTATAAAAATACGTGAAATCTGGATTCCCGCTGAGAATAACATTTTGGGAGCCGTAGGCAACTAGAATATATAAACCGCCACCTGCCATGATAACTCTTCTTGCTAGTGTGAAACAAGATGAGATAACATTTAGACCGCCAGGAACCAACCATTTTTGCCGGATGAATTACATACTAATTCCATCCTTTGCCCACCAAGTGTCTGCTAAGTAAGGTGACATCTCCATTTGATTGTTAGCTGCTAGTACAGGAGAGGGTCCCACATTCATTAATGAATTAATTTCACTGTATGACAGAGCATAACTGAAATAATAGACTGAACTTGCCATACCCATTGCAGTACCATTAAAAGATAAAGATGATTGAGTACTAGGACCATCTGCAAATTTAGGATCAGATTTCAATGAAACTACACTTGTTTTTGCTATAGTTAGTTTTCTAGTGCTGAATAAGTAGACATTACCATAATTCTGGTAGGGAGGGGTTGAATTTGAAAGATTTAACTTTTGTTTTAAACTTCCATTAATATAGACATAAATAACATTTCGTTTACAAGATACAACCAAGTGAAACCACTTGTCAACCGGGATATTATCCACCTCAGTGAAATTATTCCAAGAATCATAAGAATTCATATAGATGCGTAGGCAATTCTTATTACCCCAGCAGAAGATACCAGGTCCAAGTAAAGGATATGGTTTACTGTAACCCTTGTGCATGATATGATATAATTTTTCATCACCATTTGCAAATGTTGTACTATTGATATTAATAAACATAGCGTAACTGAACTCTATGCCGGAGCGTTCATTATCTGAAAAATATATGGTTTGAGACTTAGGATTAGAAGGATCCTGCAATGCAGTAAACATCTTTGTACCAGCAGTATATGTATCAGGGAATAACTCTACACGCTTTCGCCACATAGAATTAAATGTCTTATACAAATACTCAGCCATTCCTAAACCCACATAAAATAGCACAACGATTGCTAGACCTACAAGGACTTCTCTGATTGGATCTGATCCAGAGCTAGAAGATGAATTTACTCCTAGTGCTTGCATTCTCTTACTACAAGCAGTTTTTAGAAAAAGGTTAGCAAAAAGTTTAAAAACAATAGTGTATTAATAGACACGCTATTGTTTTTATTGATTAATGCATCATTAGGCTGTGCTTCCAGATACAATATTAGTTCCATTCTTCTTAATACTAAATGAATACTGACTAGGATCAAAGTAGCTCTTAATCTTTGTCCAGATAGAAGTGTCTAATGGACCATTTTGGTAAATCTTGTACACCTGATCCGGAGAATAGGCAAAGTTTGCAGCCTTGGTCGTTCCAATTAAACCACCAAATCCATACGTCCCTCCAAGTTGAATAGTAGGTTGGTCACCATCTACCAAGAACATACCAGGAAGTACGCAGCTACGGGACATCTTACCATCAATATAGACGTCCTGAGTACGACCACTGAGAACAACCGTAATGTTCACCCAGCGTTGTAAGTCAATAGATTCAATATCGCATACTTTGAAATTTTCACTTCCATCAGTGTAATCATTTGAACTAACACCACTTTCAGGTCTAATCTTATTGACCTCAGGAGTTGTACCAGTGAGAGTAAGTCTTACACCTTTTGGAGGGTTGCTACCATCAATTGCACTTGTACGAATACCCAGTTTAGGAATATTTTGACCCAAGTACATTATAGTTGTGTAAAAAGTTCCACCACCACCACTTAAAGTAAAAAATGGTTTATTTTGTCCCGTATTTCGTGTCCAATTACTTATATAAACCCATGTGCTAAAAGAGTATTCACCCCCCTCAAGTAACATTGGAATATCACTGTTTGCAGATGAAAAACGAGTGGGTCCTGTGTTAGTATAAGCAGGTAAACCATCAACGGTGTTTGTGTAAATAACCACGTCAGTTAACTCGCCACTGCCATTTAACCACTTATAAAAGTAATATAAAGCGAGGCCTATCAAGGCAAATACTGCAACTTTAAAAACCATGCCTCCACTATCCATTTAATTCTAATACTAGCTATTAATATTTAATTTATGCGTAGTTGCTTGTCCATTGATACATTGGAGGTGGCATTTTATTAGATGAACTACAATTACCACCGGGGCACATAATCGTGGAAAATAACTTATTAATACTATCTAATGAAAATTCTGGAAGAGAAGGCAGGTCAGTTGATAGATAAGGTTTATTATCTGTATCATTAGTATCTTTCATCATATTTTGTACATCATTTACTTGCATTGCATAGGGTGCTAGACTAATAAGTGCTACAGTACCTCCTAATCTACGATCTCCAACTCTTAATGGTTGGGTAGAATCGTAGGTGGGCATTGCCGTACAGGTATGACTTACAGATAGAATACCATTTACGTAAATATTAAATAAACGGCCCTGTTTAACAATAGCAACACAATTCCATGATTGAAGTTGTATCATATTTATGTCTATCACATCAGGATTGTCTTGACCATTTATATTAACTTCTAAAACAGCTGGAGCCATCATCTGTGAGCGACCTGCGTCGGGTGCAATTAAAATTTTTAGAATTTGTGAGTTACCAATATTTACTGCCGTAGCATATTCATTACCCGATACTGATGTTCGGTCATTAATACTTGGTGAAATATAAAAAAATAGTGTTGATCCTGATTGAGTATTCCAATTATTAATTAAGTCTACATTTGTTCCCACTTGTCTGATGGTTGATAGTGATATTTTTTCAGCACCCAGTCTATTAGGAGGACTTGGCAATGTATACATACTAACACCAGTATAAACACAATATGTTAGAATTACAATTGCTGCTAGGAACCAATATATGCGCATCTATTAGCTCTTACTATTTACTTTATTTTTATAATAAAATAAATAGTAAAGATTAGTCTAAATTACAGCCCCAATAATGTTTTCCACCATGTACTTACAGAATTAAGTGTAGAACTAGGAACATTTTTAGGATTAAAAATTGTTATGTCAGTCAAATCACTCATACGTGCTTGCATCTCACTAGGCATCACTGCATAGGGGAATAATCTCAAGTTCATTACTTGAATACCAGTTGATAATATTTTATCTGATGTACTTGCGGTTGTTAAAGCTTGTTGTGCAGTGGCTAATGTTTGCCTAGCAGTTTTCAAAGTGTTCTGTGCTGTAACATTGGCTGCAGCAGTTGATGCAGCATTTGCAGTTCCTACTGCTGCAATTGCTGCAGTGGCGGCGGTTTCTGCAGCAGCTGTAGCTGTAGCAACAATCGCTTGTGCATTTGCCACTGCAGCTTTTTGTGTATTTCTTTCTATAGATGGAGGTGAAGTTATATTTTGAGGTGCAAATATAGTATCACCCATTACAGGATTTTTTTGTTCCTCTTGTAACTGAACTGTCTGCACGAGTAATCCATTCAAATATGCCTCCATTGCATAGGATGATTTTACGAAGCCAATTCTGAATGGAGTATGGACAGGAACATTATCAATTACACATGACTTTGGTTCGTTTTCTGAGTTAAATACATTTATATGTACCCTATTCTTAGTATTATCCATAGTAAATGTAACCTTGCGACTATCATTTTCTAAGGTAGTTCCCAAGAAGAAAAAAGTTCGCAAAATATTATTAGTTGCTGCATTTACACCCAGATCCTGTGGTTTTTCATCATTTATCAACACATCTAAAGTTATAGTATATGTTGATTGGGATGCTAAGGCAGTTGAGTAAAGTGGGGCAGGATTTGGAGGTGGCAAGGTTGAATCAGTAGGTGGGGGTGGGGCATTAATACTCACATTATTTATTGTTTTTAAATCAGTCCAGAAACTATCAGACATATCAGTGCCGGGTAAGCTTATATAACCAGGAGCTCCTGGGCTCCTCTTAAATATAGGAAAAAACCATCTATCTACAATCATTAATATAAGTCCTAAGACTAAGATACCACCAATAAAATACATTATATATTGAACAAATCCAGTACCTGCAACAGGCTCAGGAAGTCCAGATGCCTGTATCTTAGTTGGACCTGTATTAGATACAGTTTTTGCCTTATTTGAATTAGCCTTTATTAATGTTTTCTTTAGTGTTTCAACATTTTTTAAAGCCGCCTCGGCCGCTTTTGCGCGATCTTGGTTCATCTACATTAACCACGACTTCTTCTTTCTTGTTTTTCTCTTTTCTTTTTCATCTTTATCTTCACCAGCCTTAGAACCGTGTTTTCTAAGAGTCTGTTTCTTAGGATCATAGCCAATACGTTTATAATATGGGTTAGACTCACTTGCCTTGCAGTCAATTAATTTTTCTCGTAAATAACAAACAAAGGAAAGTCTGCTATATGGCTTATCAACACCCTGTGTACCTGTATCTGTATTATTAAGATAAACTACTGGTAACTTCTTATTAAATGCTTTATCTTCTTCAGTCTCTCTCATCTCAGTATTGCAGTGCCACTCGTGAACATCCATTGCCAAGAAATCGCCAGTTCTCAGATCAAACCCGACTTTATATCTTGGAAAAAGTGTGAAGCCACCGTGATACTTGCCACGCTCAATCACTGATAGATTGCCAAACCCCTTGCGCATATCACCAGCATCCATATGTAAGCCTGTGCGGAAATTGCGATTCATTGTTACTGAGGAGAAGGCAGTATTAGCAATCTGAAATGCAGGGTTTGCATGAGCCTGTTTATATTGGGGCTCATACCGATCGGGGACTAACTTTTTGAACAGCTGATCAATCTCCTCAATGTAAGGGATACCTGCCTTGTACTGCTCAAAGTATTTCTGAGTATATGAGGTCAGACGGCAAGGAAGTTTCATAAAGGGCGTTTTTTCAAAATATCCTAATACACTACTAAAGACATTATTGTTGACGCGCATCTTGCTTTTCTTGCCATTCTCCATATAGCGGGCAGAATGACCGGAAATTTCCGTGGGCTTGCGTTTCTTCCAGTATGCACTTTTCAAGTCAATTGGACCAGCCGCGGCACCACGATTTCTTGATGCTGACGCGGCATTGTAGAAATTCTTCCAGGCCACTTTCAAAATATCGTGTGGGATAACATTTTTACGAAGCTTTGCTAAAAGTTTCTTACCACCAGGTGCATCAGGATCTTTTGCATAGATGTCTACATCAGTATCATAAATAGTATCCACATCTTTCTCACTAAAATAAGTACCCTCTCTAGCTTTTAATTGATCTTCTGTTAGCTTAGGCTCTACAATGACCTGTTTAACTGTAGCTTTTGGTGACTGTACAGATTGTTTTGGAATCTGTACACCCTCAAATAAGTCCTCATCTGAGATGGGCATCCCTCTAAATACTTTTTAGAAAAAAGTATATCAAAAAAATATCATAGATACCCAATTAAATTATCTGGCTCCGCATCTAAAAGAGTTCTCCATTCTAGACCCTGTTTGCTAGAATATGATGTTCCAGAAGGCACCATTTGCTCCTTTGAATAGAAATATAGTTTTATCCTCCTTACAGGGTTTGCTGGTGCTAAATCGGGATTTTTCAGCGTAGCTTTTGATACAGTTCTCTGAATTGTTACTAGTAAAGCACAATTAGTCTTCTGCTCTTCTGTGAATAAATCATTCCACTCATCTATCAAATGAACCAGTCTGGAATGGAGATCAAAAGCACGACGACCTTTGAATATCCATTCAGGATGTTCAGGATATCGTTCTTCAGGTCCAGAAACTATATGTGATCCTATAATTTCTCTATCTCTAGTTGTTAACATGTCTATCCTAGTCTAAAACTAAATTCTTTATGTCTAGTTGCTCCTTGGCAGATTGAAGTATAATATACCCCCTATGACTGCTGATACAGCGATCCCTGCTAGTGCACCCTTCAGCATTGCCTGTTGATCAGCCTCCATGAAATCCTGTGCCGTAATAACTGGTGAAATACCTCTAGCGCCAAGTCTAGAATAGTATTGGAGAACTTCAGTCTCATTATAAGAACGCTTGCCTAACATTGTATTTACGTCATTGTGGAGATCAATTGTCCACCGAAACAAGTCTTTTCTAGAATCTAAAGATGGTCCAATAGGCATCTTCACTAGATGAGATGTATAGTGATTACGACAGATTGGACAAGGTATGACAGTCTGTAGTGATTCTAAAAATTCTTTCATTGCCTTTTTCTCACTGTAATTTGGTTCTTGAGAATATCCTAAGGCAGCTATGTGAATAGTGTGCCAGAAAAATGGTCCCCAGACTTCAGGAGGAATATGCATCCTATCTAATACTGTGCAATAACATTGATACAATGTTTTTTGCGCAGCTAGTCCGTATGCAGATCATTACATATTTTTGCGTACTTGAAATATTGTGCTAATTATTACATCTTTTTGCGCACTTTTTTAAAAAAGTGCAGTGCAGGACTTAAGACGCGTTTTATAGTTACTAATAAGGGCTAGTCCAAAATGGCATTTCAACAACAAATATTAGAACAAAGGCAAGCAGGATTTTGCACAAATTGTGGAACATCCGGACACGTATTTCGTCAGTGTGTTGAACCAGTATCTAGTTATGGTGTCTTAGTATTTCGTTGGGTAAGTCGTAAAGACAAGTGGCCTCAACAGACAGAATTTTGCCAGGGAAATAAGACACCAACTGGCATATCTAATCTCATACCACAAGTTCTTATGATTCAAAGAAAGGATTCACTAGGATTTATGGATATAATGAGGGGCAAGTATCGTATAAATGATCCTGAGTACATTAGTAAACAGTTACGTGGAATAACGCAAGTAGAACGAAATCGCCTTTTAAATGATGATTTTGATGATATATGGAATGATTTATGGGGTGGAGATACTGAAACATCTCAACGCTATGCTCATAATAAACATATATCAAAAGATAAACTTACACAATTACGAAATGGCGTAGAAATTTCTCAGGATGTTAAATTCACACTTGCAGATCTTCTCCGGCAAGAGCCTGCTCTATATGATACACCTGAATGGGGATTTCCAAAAGGTCGTAGAGATCTCTATGAATCAGATATCAAGTGTGCATATCGTGAATTAAGTGAGGAAACAGGTATCTTAGAACCCGACTTATTAAAAGTGATAAATATTGCACCATTTATTGAACAGTTCTACGGTTCAAATAATATTCATTATAGACATACTTATTATATTGCGCAATATATTGGTAAGAATATGATTTTTTTTGATGAAAAAAATAATGAAATGACTAGAGAAATTGGTAATATTGTATGGAAAAGTTTGGATGAGGCATTAGTACTTTTAAGACCTGAAAATGTTGAGAAACGGGGCATTTTAATACAATTAGCAAATTTACTTAGAAATTTTTCCCCCATTTTATACGAATCGTTAGAGGGTCAAATGATCCCTTTTGAAAATAAAGAAGGAGAACAGCAAGAGAAGTATGTCTTTGTCAGACAACTCAAACAACGATGCAACAACGGCAGAGGAGAACAATCTAACACACTACACTGGAGAACAACAGGAGGAGGATATGGAGCTGCAGGAGGTGGAGGGGCCAGAAGGTCTCAATCGACAGTTGGAAGAGGAGGGGCTGTATCCAGATATAGATGATGAGTATTTCTTAGTACAACTTTTGGCTAAGAGAGAATTTAGAGAATCTAAACAAGAAAAAATCACTGATGAAATGCTTGATGATGATGTCTGCATAGTAAAAGAATTTGAATATACACCCGTTCAACGTTTTATAGCACAAATGATGTCTCCAAAGACTCCTTATAATGGAATGCTGCTATATCACGGTGTTGGTGTCGGTAAGACATGCACTGCTGTACTAACAGCAGAGACATTTTTAGAATTAAGTCCTAAAAATAGGGTTTATATCTTAGCACCCCCTGCAATTCAGGCTGGATTCTACAGAACAATTTTTGATATTAATCGTCTGACACTAGGTAAAGATGATGATGAGCCTAATTCTCATGATGGTTGTACTGGAAATCGTTATCTTGAATTAACACAGACATATTATGATCGTGAAAAAAAAGACATTGAGCTTCGTGTAAATCGTCTTATAAATAAACGATATGCTATTGTGGGATATGTCGCATTTCGTAATTTGATACGAGATATTTTAAGTAAAATTCCTTCTACTTTGTCAAAAGCAAGACAGTCAGATTTAGAAGTGACTTTATTAAAAAGAGCATTTAGTGGTTGTCTTTTTATTGTTGATGAAGCTCACAATATGCGTGATGTGTTAGAATCAGAAGGTGATGATGAGACTGATGAAATGGGTACAGATGATAAGTCAGATGCTTCAGCAGGAAAGAAACTTGCACCCCAGTTACGCCGTGTTTTAAGAACATGTGATGGAATTAAGTTACTTCTGATGACAGCAACGCCAATGTATAATAATTATAAGGAGATTATACCTTTGTTAAATTTTCTTCTCCACGCTGATCACGCGGATGAATCAATGCTATTAACTGATGCGGATATTGAATTTGAAATGACAGAAGAGGGTGAGAGACTTACCGCAGAATCTGAAGAAAAAATTATACGCATTGCAAATGGTCATGTGAGTTTTATGCGTGGTGAAAATCCACGTGCATTTCCTGCTAGATTAGATCCACCTATGGATTTAAGAGTAACAGCGTGGCCTGATATGACACCAAATGGTACTACACGTATTGAACCTGAGAATCAAAAAACTAATGCACTTCGCCTTCCTCTTATTAATTGTCCATTGTATAAAGAATCTTTTACAGTAGTACACGCTCTGACTACTTCTCTTGTTGCTGCAAAGGGTGTCGGTATACGAACAATTGATACACTCTTACAGGCTGGCAATTGTGTGTTTCCTGGAGAAGGCACTGAAGGCAGAACAGGTACTGAAGGCTTCCAGAGTTGGTTTACAGCTAATGCAATTCCAGGAACTTTTGAAGGAGTACGCCTTAGTACACTACCTCAATATACAACAACAGACTCCACTTCTAATATAACTTGGATGGGTGTTGGCCGAAATCTTCTAGGACAGTATTCACCCAAAATAAATTCTATAATTCAAAAGATTCAGAAATCTGAAGGGGTTTCTTTTGTCTATAGCAGATTTGTAGAAAATGGTGCTGTGATTTTCTGTCTGCTCCTAGAAGCAAATGGCTATAGTCCCTGGGGCAGAAGTGGGCCACTTTTCAAAAGAGGTGTTGCTATTACTGCAAGTGGTAGACAATGTTCCAAATGCCCACGGAGAGAATCTGGACATCCACCTCTAGACCCTTCAAAGGCTCAGACAATAGATAATCACTCGTTTTCACCCGCGTATTATGCTTTATTGACAGCCAGTAGTATTAATACTTCTGGTAAAGACTCACTGCCTCTTTCACCCAATAATAATGGCGTGATAAATGCAGCCAGAGATCCTAAGAATTTAAATGGAGCCACAATCAAAGTAATTGTCGGTTCACAAGTCGCAGGAGAAGGTCTAGATTTGAAGGCAATTCGTGATATTCATATCTTGGAAGGTTGGTTTCACTTGTCAAAAGAAGAGCAGATTGTAGGAAGAGGTATTCGGTATTGTTCACACAATGGCCTGCCTCGAGCAAAACGGAACTGTACTGTGAATCTGTATGTGAATACGTTTCCAGCTGAAATTAATAAAGAAACTATTGATCTTTACACATATAGGACTGCAATGAATAAAGCTATAAAAATAGGTAATATAAGCCGTGCTTTAAAACAGGGCTCGTCTGATTGTAATTTAAACAAGGATGCTATCTTAGTTACTGGCCTTCAGTCAGTTCAGATGGTAGATAGTATGGGTGTTCAAAGGACTCAAAATTTAAATGATAGAGATTTTACACCCATTTGTGACTGGATAAGATGTAGTTATGAATGCAAGCCATCTATTAATTTTCCAGCACTAGAAGAAGACTTGAGCACATATGATATTTATGCAGCAAGATTTGCAGAACAAAATATGATTTCTAGACTTAAGTCAGTCTTTAAAGAGCAGCCTTGGAGATCATGGGATGATATTAAGACAATTTTGCCTGATATTCCTGAATCAATATTGCTAGGTCTTTTAACACGTATAGTAGATAATAAGTCTATCAAATTTATAAATGGTTCTCTAGAAGGCTATATTATTTATAGGAATAATTTATTTTTGTTTCAACCTAACACAATACAAGATACACATATACCTATTGCATTGCGTTATGGTAGATATCCTATAAAACGTGATTACTATGAACCAAAGTCTACAAAGATATTGCAAGTAGGACCTAGTGTTGCAGGTCCAGGTGCAGGTACAGTTGCAGGTCCAGGTGCAGGTACTGCAGTAGCGACAGTCAGAGGTCCACCCTCATTTACAAGAGCAAATATAACTTTAGTTAAAGCATTTTGGATAGAAGCAAATACTTGGATAGATAGTTGGAATTTTGACACAGTGCCCGCAGTTGAAAGTATTCCTGCAAATTTAAGTAAAGTTATCTTGGAATATCTAGAAGGTGATAATGATAAAAAAATCAGAGAAGAAACACGTCTTAAGAAGTTGCAGTGGTGGGGTAGATCAATTGGTGTTAGTGCAGCAGCAGCAGCAGCTGCAGCAACTGCAGCAGCACTTGAAGAAAATCTTGAAGATCTAAAGAAAGTTGCAAGACAATATATTTGGGATAATTTTATAAAATCCAAAGAACAAATTAGTCTCTTACAAGAAGGGGTCCCTTATCAAGATATAGCAGCTGATGAGCAAATCGTAGTATTGGAAAGTGTTACTGCCTTTAGAATGCTTGATATTGAATCTGGCAAATCAGTATATGTGTGTGGTGACCGATTATGTGCAGACTCACTTGTACAACAATTTGAGAAATCTAAGACTGATACTATAATTTCAAGCAAAGCAAATCAACGTGTCTCAGCTGAGATTTATGGGTTTATGGTACCTTGGGAAGGCAATATAATGTTTAAGACTAATGCACCAAAACCTGAGGGGTCTGTTCCTGCAATGGGAGCTGCTTGTTCTATTGTCAGTAATGTAACCGGGCATCGTAAAAAGATTGTTTTACTAGGTGAAATTTTGAAACGTTTTACAGGATCAGATTATGATCTTACAGAAGAATCTCTTACTGTGACTCGTAGAATGACAAGTGCAATAAATTTCTGTGCATTGATGGAAATTGTTATGCGTTGGATGGATGTACGAAGAGCCAAATACGGTGGTCTCAGATATTTCTATAGGCCCATTTCTTCTTTTTATTCTGGACACAAGGGAAAGAAATAAACCACGGTATAAAATTGATCAAGCAGACTCTAACATAGATTAGTACACTATGGAGTCTGAAGCATTCTTTCAAGAAAAGGTCTATCTCACCCCCAATGATATTAGTCGTGAGGTGACCTCAATTGACGCCATTCTATTAAAGAAAATCAAGGAGCGTCTGGAGCAAAAGTGTTCTCCTCACGGCTATGTTCTACCCGGCACACTTGAGCTGCTCACTAGATCTGCAGGTATGGTTGATTCTGGGCGCTTTTCAGGTGACTGGGCATTCTTAATAAAAGCAAAGGGCCGTGTACTTCATCCACCTGAGGGCACTTCCATTGAGTTGGAGGTGCTTAAGAATAACAAGATGGGTGTCTATGGTATCTATGAGAATGCAATTAGGGTAATGATTCCCCGTGATCTACATCTAGGTGATGAGGAGTTTGACCAGCTAAAAGTGGGTGAGCGTATCCGGGTTGAGATTCAGAAGTCCCGATTCCAGTTGCGTGACCCTTTTATTGTCAGTGTGGGCCTATTTCGTGGAATGGCTACAGGAGCTGCAGTAGCAGCAGTTACAAATAAACCTGTAATTGAGGAAGTTGACTCTGAGTCTGAGCCTGAAACAAAAGATGAGACAGAAGATGAGTCAGAGGCTGAAGATGAGGGTGAAGGTGAAGCTGCGGAGTCTGAGGAGGAGGAAGAGGAGAAGGAGGAGTAGATGGATGATTACGAACGGCGTAAAGAATTATCTAAAGATATTAATACATTATCAAGACCCGAGCTAGAGGAGCTGTATCGCATTCTGCGCAGAGAGGGTGGTGAATTTAGCGAGAATTCAAACGGAATTTTTTTTGATGTATTAGCTCTTCCGGTTAACGTATTTGAAGCCATCTGGAAATTTATTAATTTTTGCAAGTCCAATGCAAAGAGTCTTGAGGAGCGGTCTAAGGTTATTGGTGATTTGAGTGCATTCACTCAATAATATATCTGTAAGGTCTAAAGTCGCAAAACAATTCTAATATAATATGACTAGTCTAGTCCCAGAATCATTGATCCAGTTGTGTGAAACACATCCGGATCGTGGATTCAAAGTAAGTAAGGAAACTACAGGTACAAGTGCAGCTACAGGCGTAGCTATAGGTGCAGCCATAGATACACAAGAGCAGGGTCCCAGGTGGAATCTTATTACACATTCCATACAACCCAGACACCCTATTGGTGCATGGATGTGGTTAAGTGACCCTCTTTTCCGTGTATCACCAGAACAGCTTAGACAACGTATGATCCTAGATGCCACTACCGAGTGGCAGACACGGTGTGCCAATTTAGACTTTCCTCGTACGCTCAGCAAAAAACGTGCTCTAGAAGGATTTGGTGCAATAAAACCTGATGAGATACAGGCAAAAGCAGCTATGATTGCTATTGAGCGCTATAGTCAAGATAATCCACTCCTCTGGATCTTGTACAATGAGGCTGAGAAGAATATAAAATTCTTGGATGACAAGGTGTTTCCTAGAGAGGGAGGTTACAAACAGATCTGGATTATGAGGGCACCAATGTGGGATCGTCTCTGGGATGCAAGTGGCTGGTCATCTGGTCAGCTGGTCTCTTGGCTAGAGAAGCAGGAGGACTACAAATACAATGTTGAATGGCCTCTTTTACCTGTAACAGAGACACAAAAATCCATGGCAGATCAATACAGTAAGATGGGTCATAATCCGCTTGGCCTATCACGCGATGAACTACGTAAGAAATTAAGTCGTGCAATTGCTATACGTAAACTATCTAGTGATTAAGTGACTTATATGTAGGTCTACGCCTAACATGTAGGTACGCCTAAAGTTGAACTCGCAACATAAAGCAGATAGGGTACACTAATGGATATCCGAAAGGCTGAATATGATCAGCTCAAAAGAATGCTGACCGATTGGCTTGAGCATCCTACCCAGGAGCTTGAGGCAACCTTTGGTGAGGGTGGCCAAGTAAATTCCACAACATTTGCTGCCATCGGTAAGCGCCTCAAGAATCGCGGCTACACTTCTATCATTCAGGAGGACAAGCTCAACATTATAACTCCCAAGGCTATCCGTATCAGTCTGACGGGCCTTGGTGTGGTCCAGCACTACTGCAAGGATGATCGTCTTGCAGGAAAGGAGTTCTCTGCGATGATCAAGGACAAGTCGGGTAGCGCAGACACACTTGATCTGGAGGACTACAATGTACGTGTTAAGATGCGTAATGAGCGTGAGGTCAGTCAGACTGATACAGAGGTCCGTGAGCTACTAGACCAATGGGCAGTTCAACAGAAGGCCTTTCGTCTCCTCCGGCGCTGGACATTTCGTGGGG